ATTAAAATTAAATTTAAAAAGCAAATATTGATCGAAGATGTCAGAAAGATTCATGACAGTTTGAACTCCAGGTGATCAGGTTGATCTCCGGCTGCCGTCGAAATCATTATAAAAACGAAGTTTTTAAACTTAATTCGGGGGTTTGTTTAAAAAAAGCGATTTAAGTTCAAGTTCCACCCTAAAGTTCGACAGGAACGTCCGACGGATATCCAGCCTGTGGCCCCACCAGGATCTCCGAGATGGTCACCTAGAGATATAACGAAGTTCCACTTAACGAAGTTCCACTTATAACGAAGTTCCACTTATAACGAAGTTCCACTTATTGAGATATATTGAGATATATTGAGATATTCTCCGAATGCCTCCGAGAATGCCTCGGAGAGCGTCAGTGGGTGTCAGTGGGTGTCATGTGAATATGAATTATTTGAATATGAATTATTAGAGGAATCATGCTTATTAGCAGAATCATCTCGGAGACTCTCGGAGGTGTGCGGGAATCCCTCTTCCTCTAGGAATTCGTCGAGTGTCGTGCCGATGTGTGGGTTCTTCTTTGAGTGTCTTGGAGTGTTCATTGGGTTTCCTCCGGCGTTCTCTCGCGATCTAAGACGACTGAATTCTCCATGATTCTCCATGGTACTCTAAGAATCTCCATGGTACTCCATGGTACTCCATGGTACTCCATGGTTCTCTAAGATACTCAGTGGTTCTCAGTGGGATAGAGTGGGATGAAGTGGATCGCGCGGCAAAACACCTTTTTTTAAGTTAAAACACTTCGTTCTTATTAAGTTAAAACACTTCGTTCTTATTAAGTTAAAACACTTCGTTTTTTAAGTTAAAACACTTCGTTCTTATTAAGTTAAACTTCCCCATTCTTCAGTTTAATAGCACGCCATCTTTTTTTTCCTGCTTCACTTATTTTCCTACGATGTTCATCAGAAAGTTTCTTTCCTCTATTAATTTCACTCAACTTCCTCTTGGTTTCATCAGAAAGTTTTCTTCCCTTTGCCGCTTCACTCAACTTCCTACGATGTTCAGCGGACTTATTCTTTGCTGCTTCACTCAACTTCCTACGATGTTCATCAGAACGTGTTCTTCTCTTTGCCGCTTCACTCAACTTCCTACGGGTTTCATCAGAATGCCCTTTCGTAAAAAAATCCTTCCCTGCATTACCCCGGTTCAACCATTCATCAGACCGAACGCAATTGTTCTTCCTTAGAAAATTTTCCTCATAGGCACGGGCACCATCAGCAGAAGTGAATGTCTTGTCAACGGTCGCAATAAACTCATCATCGGAGTATTGCTCACGTAACTCTTTGACTAGCTTTGAACTAGTAAAATAGACTTTCCATAGATCCTCTTCTGGAGATGTCTTGTTGGCAGATCGATATCCGTAGTAGGATTTTCCATTAGGGCATTTGATAAGGTATGTATATGATAAAGTCATGATATAACGAAGTTCTCCTTCATTTTCCCGCCACATTTTAACGAAGTTTCACTTAACACGAAGTTCCACTTAATGATAATGTCACTGTTATTGTTGTTTTTCATGGGTCATTATTATTATTTGGGGGTATCTGTGGTACAGGTTCGTGGATGATTGAACATAGGGGAGACACAGAAGCAAGTGTCAATGTCTTTCCAACATCAGGAAGTTCCACAACGGAATTGTTGTTGAGATCGGAACGACACACTTGAGAAAGGGGAAGGGAAAGGGCATTGCTGGGATCGGAAGCGAGTTGTGTTGTTCCATCGGCAGCAACGGCAACAATATATAGTCGAAGTTTGACCAAGGGAACCCATCCAATGTATTCATTTGGTTTCCCATTGGGATGAGGGATCACGTCAATGAGTTCCACTTCTTTCCAGTCCATCACCACCCTGTATTCGACAATGGTTTCGGGTGGAGTGTCGGACCAAAAATGAATGTAGTCGCTCGATGGAACAACACCACCGGGAGGGCAGCCTTCGGGGTTGCTGCCGGGGAATGCGTTGCAGCCTTCTTCGTTGTAATTGTTGTTGTTTTGTGCAAGGGGGGCATTCGAGGGAATCATCATGATGATGAAGATCACAAATGCCACAACCATCAACCACCACACCAACTTTTTTGTCGTTGTTGTTGTCTCTGTTCTTCCGCTATTGTGATTATTATAATTCATCGATTGGTGCATGTGTGTGACTCACTTTCTTCTCTTTGCGCGTGCGCGTGGTGCATGGTGTGTGGTGTGTTATTGTGATATCTCTATAGGGTGGTTCCTTTTTTTACATTGTGCGGTGATGATGGTACTCCATGGAATATTTATACGATGTTATTTTTCATGTGTGTGTGTGTATATAATGAAACACAAAAAAACCCCCTGTTCCGCATTGTGGGAACAGGGGGTTTATACCATTTGTCTCAAAGCCCAATCATCGTCATTTTCCTCGATTCTTAGGATATTCAAGGGGCAATGATGGGTTGTGCTGAAATAGCAATTTTCGTAGTCGTTTTGTCTCCTTTCTTCCTCTACCCAAAACATAAACATACTTATGCTTCGGTGCCGCAAGGCGTTTCTTGCATGATGCCTTCTTTTCCTTTGCGGCTTGTTTTAGTTGTTGTGCGACTTGATCAGGAATGTTCTTCCAGTTGACCTTGCCCTTCTTTCGCCACTCTGGCAAAAACTCAATTCCAAGATCCTTTGCATGACGGACATATTCGGATCGTTCGGTGAATGCCTTGTCACCCTTCCAACCCTTGCCGGGAACGAAATACTGATACTTGGTTCCTGATGATTGACCCAAATATATCCATGATGCTGCCTGATATAGTGTTCCAATCTCACGGGCATCCGGGTCCGAATAGGCAGTAAAATAACGAAACTCGGTGTTCTGCACCATCCACTTCACGGACTTCATTATAAGGTGACTGCCCAGATTCTTGGGCCCAAATGAGATACAGGCACCGCGTGCCAGCAACTTCTCTTTATCTCGATTTTCCTTGCCCAAGAGATTAGAAAACGCATTCGGTGTTGCCATCATGATGACACCGGACAACATCTTTGGCTTGCCGGGGACATTGAGTGTCACTATGAATCTGTGGGTGGTCCAGATTGCAGGTTTTCCCAACCACTCATGCCTCTCGATGAACTTTGCGATTTGACGACACATGGCAACGTCTTCCTTGGGCACATATGCGAACTCAAAATCATCAACTCGCAGTGCGGCAGCCTCCTCTTCTGTCAGGTTGGCATCCTTGAGGTCTTGTTCACGATTGATATCGCGAATGTGCCCCTGCCAGCATTTTTCACCTGTGTATTTCTCAAATCGCTCATGGGGAGGGATGTATCCTGTATTATTATTATTATCACCGCCACCATTATTCATAAATTTAGTGAGGGACATTTTTTCCTCTCTCTCTCTTTTTATATCACCATCATTTTACTGAAACCACGAACCTTCTCAAACTTGATCGTCTCATTGAACTTGTCAATCAGATCCACCTTGTGAGAAATCACAAAGACGTTCGTGTTTTCGTTGTTCGTTTTCCGCACATGACCATCAAAATGCTGCGACTGCTTGAACAGGAGTTTTGACATGACTTCATCGGCACCAATGGCATCCAACGAACCATCAAACACTTCATCCAAAATCAACAAATTGGTACTCACGCTGTTCTTCAGTTCGGCAATCTTTCGCCATGTAAACAACAGGGCCAGGTCAATCCGTGCCTTTTCACCTTCGCTGAATGACGCATATGTAAACTCGTCTTGATGACGACTCTTGATCGTCTCTGTGAAGGTTTCGTCCAACTCAAATTTAACATAGAAATCCAGATCCCGCAAATGCTCATTGATTTGTGCGTTGATGATCGGAAGATAGTTTTCAATGATCTTGGCTTTGATGCCCGAATCCTTGAGCATGTCATATACAATGTCATGCGTCTTCTTCTTTTGGGATAGCTCAAACTTCTCATCATTTAGAACCGCAAGGGTTTGTTCGAGATCCTTCAACACCACTTCACGATGATCATCACCCGGCGATTCGTTCTTCTCACGAAGTTCTGTCACCTCCTCTTGAAGTGTTTTGATACGATCCGTCTCTGTGCGGATTTTGTTCTCTTTTGCCGTTGTGTCATTTTGGAGCTTTTGTACTGCTGTTTCCAACAAGTCGAAATGCTTGAGTTGTTCATTCAGGCTTTCGAGTGTGTCGTTCAACTTTACAATACCCTCTTCGACGCTCTGTAGTGTCAACACCTTTTGGTCAATCATATCATTACGAAATGTCTCGTCAATGTCCTGTTGACATGTCGGGCATGACTCGTTGTCAATGTAAAATTTATGCTCTTTGTTGATGGCACCCTTCTTCTTGTTCAGGTCGCGAAAGATTTCTTCGGCCTGTCTCTTCTTCTTTTCCAAGGGTGGTCTTCCACTGGCAATTTCGTCCTTGAACCGAGACAGCATGATTTTGTCGGCAACCAGTTTACGCACATCATCATCCACGCCCTTCTGTATTTCGCGTATGGTAGATTGCTTGTTTTTGATCTGTTCATCACGCTCCTTGATGGAAGTTTCAATGTTGGATTGTTGTAGAATCTTCTTCTCATCAGTCAGGCGAATCTCTGATGCGTTGGAGCGTATGGAATCCTTGAGTTGAGACAGTCTCTCCTTCAGGACGACGTTCATAGATGAGAAGATTTCTATGTCCAACACATCTTCAACAACCTTGCGGCGATCGGCTGGAGTCATTGACATGAATGACGAATATCTGGCACCAAGAATAACAACCGAGCAGAAGCTCTTATAGTTCATCTTGAGTATGCTGCTCTCAAGATTGTTTTGAAAGTCCTTGACCGACGCATTCTTGTCGAGCGGGGCTCCATTCACTTCCACGTCAAATATATTCGGCTTGAGTCCACGTCGGATCTTGTATTCCTTTTTGCCGATATGGAAATCCAACTCGACCAAGCAGCCTTTTTGATTGATCGAGTTCACCAAGGAAGGCTTGTTGATCGCACGATAGGCTCGTCCAAAGAGAGCAAAGCACATCGCGTCAAGTAGGGTGCTTTTGCCAGAACCATTTTTACCTATGATCAGAGTATTGCTGTTCGTCGCAAGATCGTATTCTGTAAAGGTATTACCTGACGACAAAAAGTTTTTATACTTTATTTTTGTGAAGTTTATCATAATGATCAGTCCTTTTGTTTATCGTGTTTATTCTTTCGTCGAGCCGCTGCTTTTCGCCGTGACTCTCTCATCTTCTTTTTGGATTCTTCCGTGTGTTTCATGCCTAAGCGGTTTTTATTTCCCTTTGCCGCTTCACTCAACTTCCTTCGATGCTCTTCTGATCGCTCAGGCAGTTTCTTTCCCTTATTCGCTTCACTAATCTTCCTTCTGGTTTCCTCAGAAAACTCCCTCCCCTTTTGTGCTTCACTCACCTTTCTTTTATGTTCTTCAGATAGCTTCTTCCCCTTATGGGCTTCACTCAACTTCCTTCGATGCTCTTCAGATAGCTTCTTCCCCTTATGGGCTTCACTCAACTTCCTTCGATGCTCTTCTGATCGCTCAGGCATCTTCCTTCCCTTATTGTCATTAAACATAGGAAAGCATTGCCGATTGAGCCAATCATCACTCTTGACACAATCATTCTCGGTAAGGAACTTTGTTTCGTATTCAAATGCTTCTTCAGCAGTCGCAAAGGTCTTATCAACAGTAGCGATAAACTCATCGTCAGAGTATTGCTCACGCAACTCTTGGATTACTTTTGAACTTGTGAAGTAATGCTGCCAAAGATCATCTTCAGGAGATGTTTTATTGGCTGCTCGGTATCCGTAATAGGACTTTCCGTTAGGGCATTTGATTAGGTAGGTATATGCTAAATACTTCATGCTGGCGTCTCCCTTTATTACTAGACGTTAGTGCTGTCGGATGCTGGTAACATCGCGGGCAGCTTTTCTTATATTTAGCAAAACCCAACATTTTAGTTAGAAATGGCTTCTTGAAACAAGCTCCTCAATAGATTATTGACCTCGTTTTTATTGTTATCATCGTACTTTGTCTGTTCCACATATTCGTCTAAGATTTGTATCGTGCTTTTGCTTTCAATGTTTGAAACTTCCACATCAGATGTGTCTGACTCGTCAGTGTTGTCGATGATCTGCATATGCCACG